CGCAGATGCTAACTACGCTACCCTTAAGGCTAAGTTCCCTATGGCTAAACGTGTACACGGAGTTAAAGGAATACACCAAGCACACATAAAAGCAGCAAAGAAATGCTTTACTAAGATGTTTTGGATCGTAGATGGCGATGCTGTAGTTAATAATAGTTTTAACTTTGACTATGTTGTACCTGAACATCAATTAGATCATGTACATGTATGGAGAGCAAAGAATCCTATTAATGGATTAGAATATGGTTACGGAGGGGTAAAGTTATTTCCTCGACAGATGACAATCGATATGGATACTAGTAAAGCAGACATGACTACAAGTATTAGTTCGCAATTTATTGCTGTAGAAGAAACCTCAAACATCACAGCATTTAATACTGATCCGTTTGAAACATGGAAAGGTGCATTTAGAGAATGTGCTAAATTAAGTAGTAAAACAATCACGAGGCAAAACGATGAAGAAACCAAAGGTAGACTTGATATCTGGTGTACAAAAGGCGGTGAGAGACGCTGTGGTAATTTCGCTATCGCTGGCGCTATTGCTGGCAGGGAGTTTTGGTTATCTAATATGGCGGATCTTAACCTTATAAATAACTTTGAATGGTTACAGGAGAGGTTTGATGCAACTTGTAAGTGACATTAAAACAGTACACATTGAACTAACTGATAAATGCCAAGCACAATGCCCAATGTGTGCCAGAAACAGCCACGGCGGAGCCACTCGACCTTTTATTCGTAATGGCGATATAAGTATTACACAATTTAAAGATTGGTTTCCTAAACAGTTTTTATCACAGTTGGATAACTTTTATAGTTGTGGTAACTATGGCGATCCGGCATTTGCAAAAGACTGCTTAGAAATATATTCTTATGTACGCGAATGTAATCCTACAGTTCGGCTAGGAATACATACTAACGGCGGCATGCGTAATCCTGCATGGTGGGCAAAACTAGCACAGCATAATATTGATGTTGCGTTTGCTGTTGATGGATTTAAAGGCAAACACGAATTATACCGTAAGAATACAAAATTTGATAAAGTGATCGAAAACTTAAAAGCATTCTGCGATGCAGGAGGCATTGCCCGTGTTGATAGCTTAGTGTTTGAACATAACGAGCACGAAGTAGATGAATTAGAAAGTTATCTATTATCATTAGGTGTACAAGAAGTAAACTTTGTAAGTACTACACGATTTTACGAAATGAAAGAGTTTGAAGTACACGATAACAATGGTAATGTAGAATACACTATTGCTCCTGCACAAACAGCAAGGTTTAAAAGAACTCCTAATAATAGTTTAACTGCACTTGTAGACCCAGCGGTGCGTAACGCAGCAGTTGAATCAGCAATAATTGAGCCTAAGTGCGTAACTGAGAAAGGTGTTTATATAGATCCTTATGGTAATATATTTCCTTGCTGTTGGATAGGCGGTGAATATATTGAACAACCAGTGGAAGAAAAATTACCAATTCATTATCTTAGAAATTTAAGTGTAGACAACACAAAGACTATATTAAAAACTGTAGGCGTGCCTAACTGCCACGATGCTGTCTTAAACACTAACGAAAATTTATTTAAAAAAATGCCAGACTTTTGGCAAGGAAAGAATAAATGCCTAACTTGTGTTAAAGTATGCTCTAAAGCGTTATACGATAGTAGAAAATGAGTAACTTTCAAAACATACCATTTGAAGATATAACAAGCTTCGGCCAAAAGACGCTGTTGAACACAAACTTGTTTACAGTTAGTTGGATCCTTGCTAGGTTTTGTAACTATAATTGTAGCTATTGCTGGCCCTATGCTCGTAGCAGCACTCCTGATCATCAAGATTTAGCAGTATATACTAACACAATTGACGAAATAAAGCGCCAAGCAAGAGAAAACGGCTTTACTGACTTTCACTTTAGTTTTAGTGGAGGTGAGCCTACTGCATATAAATACTTTGGGAAGGTTATAGACCATTACTGTAGTGATACAGCTCCTGAGTACCAGAGTATCCACATGACAACCAATCTAAGCCCAGGAAGCAAATGGTGGAACAACTGGTTAGAATCTACAAGCAGTTTGCAACGTAGAAGTATAACAGCAAGCTACCATGCAGAGTTTGCAAATGAACAGGAGTTTGGGGATAAATGTCTCCAATTAATGAAAAATAATGTATATATTACGATCAATCAAGTTATGGTTCCTGAAATGTTTGAAGAGCTTTACGAGCGCCTACAGCGATTTGCCGCCAGAGGCATTAATGTTACTGTCAAGCCACAGTCCGATCCTACAGCCTCTCGTGTGGTATCCGGATATACGGATGTACAACTCGACTTGTTGCAAACAGGATTCCCACAAAGAATCCCAGACGAATTTAAAAAAATAATACCGTTATTGCAAGTAGAATTGCAAGACAAAGACGGTAACGTCTACTACGTAGATCAAGCAGAACGCTTTAATTCCTTCGGATTCAACAAGTTCAAAGGCTGGAGTTGTAATGCAGGATACCAAGGATGCGTCATTAGAGAGAATGAAGTTAAGCGCAGCTACAGTTGCCATGACGAACCTCTAGGCACGTTAGACGGCGGCTTTGAGCTCTTTAAAGCGCCACGTAAGTGCATTACTCCTACTTGCGTAAGTAGTGCAGATAGTAAACTACCAAAGGTAAAGTATGAAAGTTGAAATACAAGATGTGTTATTCTGGATGGATGCTATTCGTAATAGTGAAGATCGCTATCGTACTCTAGAAAGCTTTTGGAAAGGACAAGTCAACAGTAAAGTTTGGCTCATTGAACAATTAACTAAAGTGTATAAAGCGCATTATAGTAAATCTAATATAGTAATTTTTGGTGGCTGGAACGGAGTACTATCAAATCTGCTATTTAATAGTGTTATGTCCATTAGGCACATTACAAGTGTAGATATAGACCCTGCATGTGAAGAAACAGCGTGTACAGTAAATAAGCGTCAGGAAATAGAAGGACGGTTTACCGCAGTAACAGCAGATATGTGTGATTATTCATCTCCTGCAAATATTATTATTAACACAAGCTGTGAACACGTTACGCAAGAACAATACGAACAATGGTTAAGTAATCAACCAGACGATGCAATATTTGTAATACAGAGTAATAACTATTTTGACTTGCCCGAACATATACGTTGTGCAACAGACGCAGATGACTTTATGCGTATGAGTAAAGTTAAACCTCTATGGCGAGGCGAATTTGAAACTCCTATGTATACACGCTATATGATTATTGGAAAAAAGAAATGAAGCCTACTTTAAAATATTCAGAAATGTACATTACCAATGTATGTAATTATAGTTGTACACATTGTCAGAGCTTTAATAATTATGCTTTCAAAGGACACCAGCGGTGGGACGACTATAAAGATGAGTACGAACTGTTAAGCAAAAAACTTGATATTGGCATAATACAACTTATGGGCGGCGAGCCTACACTGAATCCTGATTTCAATAAATGGCTCAAAGGTATATCTAACTTATGGCCAACTGCTAAATTACAAATATCTACTAATGGGTCAACACTTAATAAACTAACACAAGATGTTTATGATGTACTATCAAAGAATAATGGTACACTTTGGATAACATGTCATGATATAAAACTGTATGACGGCTTTTTAGACTTTATTAACACATTCCTTGATGTAATCGTATCTGATACTGGAGAAGCTCCTGCTCGCAGAGTGTCTAGAATATTCATTGATAAAAACGGTGTTGAAGTAATTCTTGACTGGTCACAAACATTTAGAGCTAGTGCAATGGACTTAGTTAATAAGCAACTAACACTGGGGTACGATAGCGATGTAGACGAAGCACACGATGTTTGTGGATTTAAAACTTGCCATCAACTTAATAAAGGCAAATTATACAAATGTCCATTAGTAAGTGTATTACCAGATTTTTTAAATCAATTTAATGTTGCAGTTGCAGATAAAGAGTTAGCACATGCATATCAACCAATGTCGCACGATGATGATGTTGAGAAATTTGTAAACAATTTAGTTAATCCTATACCGCAATGCAAATTTTGTCCTAGTAACTATAACACAGGACACGACTTTATTGGTACTGATAAAAAAGTTAAACAAACTTAAATTCAGTAGCAATACACATACGAGGCTCACTTGGCATATGTGCATCTACAGCATGTAAAATAGTATTGTCCATAATAACAATATCGCCTTCTTCGATAGCAAGTCTAAGTACGTCACTATCTTGATATTCGCTAGGCCAATCACCGTAATTGCTGTTGTGTATAAAAACTAAATTTGATCCACCCAAAGGAGCTTTAGGATAGAATAACATTATTAGAGTTTTTTCATCTTCTTCGGTATACCTATCCCAGTGATTTCTAGTTTCGCAACCTGCATAAGTTAAATTAATCCACATATTATCAAATTGTAAATCAGTGGCATCTGAATACAAATTAGCATACTTTATTCCTGTTTGTTTAAGTGTATCTAATAGTATATTAAATTGTTTCGCTTTATCGCTAGTTAATGTAAAATTAAGATCTGTACTACAAACTCGTCCACCTCTTGCGTACGGGTGACTAACATCTTTATTTTCAGGAAGCATAAGATGCTTCATTACTTCGTCATGTAGTTCGTTCGAAAATAATGTGTTTATATCATTATTTTTAATTATAACAACTGGTAATCCAAATATTGATAATATCATAATACTTCTTTCTTTACTTCACTTCGTTTAATCCAAATTCTCTATCTAGGTATTTCCATTCAATTTTAACAGGATCCCATTGTTCTAACTCTGCAAAAATAATGTCTTTATTTAAAGCACCACATGTGTAAACATCTAGTTGCACAAGTGCTGGCTCAACAGCGTCCCATACATGTATTGCAATATGACTAGTTTCGATTACAACTACGCCAGTTAATCCTTCGTTACCGGGCATGTCAACATATGCAGTAATAGGCCCTCGGCATACTTTCATACCAATTTTATCTACTAGTTCAGTAAGCCAATTTTGTAACCAAACTTCATCTCTTGGAGGGTTGTTAACTTCGGTACGAATGATCAAGTGTTTGTGTTCTAGTAATTTCATAAGTTATCTATTTGCTCTTTAGTAATACTGAAGATGTTGTGTTGATCTTGTTGGAATGGTAAGAAAAACTCACCGAGCTTCTTTGAACCCCAAATACTAACCTCGTCTGGATTCATATTAACATATGGCGGCAAGTTACAGCCTTTGTTACATTGAAAATATATAAAACTGTTGTCTGATTTTAATAAGTTTTTAGAACAGTCTTTAAGGAAGAATTTCCATTCATCAACGTCCCAGACGTCTATACTAGAATCTCCAGTACCGTCTGGATGTTCGATGTATGTTGTAGTTCCTATAGTACTACGGAAACTGGTTATTATGTCAAACTTTTTTTCAAATATACCTTCTGTACTTGTATTTTTGTATACATAATAACTTTTTGGTTCTATATTTAATAACTTATAGCCCATCGCCCATCGGCTACCTAGTTCAACATCGTCGCATGATTCTGCATAATGTCCGTATTCTCTACAGATATACGGAAAAAACCCTGCACCCGTACCAATTTCTAAAATATCTAACAGTGGCAAATGGTTTAACTTTAATACATGTGCCCAGTCTAATTGTTCTTTAATACAGTCTTCAGCATGGACCATGTACTTATTATCACTAGAAATGCCGGTGTCGTTGATTAACTTTATTCCACCGGCTCGCTTAATAACATCTTGTACAGTTAATTGTTCCATACTAAATAATTGATCTTTTAGAACCACGCCTTTTAGTATCTAATGTACTGCAATGAATGCCACCTTCCCAGAACAGCATATGACGTTGGTCACATACATGACAATCAATTCCGTGTGTTTTTAAGAATTTAAATAGATCTGGAACTTCTCGTCCAAAGATAAGGTTGTTTCTATCCACAACTAGTACGTTAAAGTCAAAGCAACAGTCTTGGTTATATCCTGTCCAATTACCTAAATAATTTTCAACCCAGTCTAATTCGTATCTACCACCTTTAGCAATGAAGTTTCTTTTGTATTCTTTTGTCTTCGGTGAAGGAACAAATTGTTCAGCATCGATTAATTTTAAATGCCGCAATGCATGTGGTACCCATTCAATGCCAGCATGTAAAACTGTCTCGTCGTCGATCATAAGAAATCCGTGATCAATATGTCCGTAGTTTTCAGCATGCCCGTTAGTGTTTTCTATAAATTCAAAGTCTGTTAAATTACGTTTAAGCCATTCGTAGCCTTTTTTACTACCAGGTCCATCGGCGTCTATAATAATTTTATCACCTACAGGATACATAGTTGCTGTGTGAAATAATATTCTGTCTTTTAATTTACTATAATAAATGTTAGCTCCGGGCTCTTGCCCCGGCATGTACCATATGTCACTTGGCGTAACAGGAACTAATGGAGGAGCAGCTTGGCTAATCCAATTATAGCCCTCGTCAAACATTTCTGAAAATATATTATAAAAACTTAGTCCATCAAAATACCGATCAGTTAAGCTAGTGTATGTTTGGATAATAGTTTTATCTAATACTTTGTATTGGTCTCTAGGAACGGTTGGTCCCATTGGAAACTTTACATCAAACCCTGACATTGCGATATGACCATCGTAATGATATACGTCTGGTCTCTTAACTGTAACTCCGGCTGCTTTTAAGAAGTCTGCTAATTTGTCAAAGTCTTCTTTTGTTTCGTCTAGTATTTGATTAAACTGTGATAAGTTCTCATTTGGAAATAAATGATCTAAGTCACCACCTGCATACGAATCTGCAACAATAACTTCTTCTAGTGGGTCGTATTCTGTGTAAACCATATTAGGTTCTCCTGTAGTGCTTCAAAGTATTCATCGTCCGCGTTCATCGGTATTACATAAAAGTGTTTGTCTTTTTTATCGTCGCTTCTAGCAGCTTTAAATATTAATCCATATCTACTAGTAACTACGTGTCCGTTATTTTCAAATACTGAAATAGCACGTTCTACTATTTCGTCATGCTTTTCTAATAAGTTATCACGTTCTAGAATATCTAAGTATTTTATAGCACTAGCTATTCCTGCTAAACTAAAGCTGTAAGTAAATCCGTGTTCCCAGAAAAAGCCTTCAGGCAGAACATTTTCAATTCTCTCATTATATAATACCATACTTAGGGGGAAAAATCCACCTGTTATTGCTTTGCCCATAGTTGAAATATCTGGCTTGATAGGAGTGTCATGCCAACCTACATAGTTACCTGTCTTACCACCACCAGTAAAGATATCGTCAAATATAATTACAACATCGTGGTCTGTACGTATTTTGTCTAAGTGTGCCCACCATTCATCAGTAGGAGGTAGCAGCGCAGAACCGTATGAACATGGTTCGATCATTACAGCAGCTACATTATCCCAGTCTATATCTTGCTCTGCCCAGTTTCTGGATATGCGTCTTGTATTCTGATGCGGCTCTAGTGTATAAAATGGATTGTCCATAAAGTTTTCGTAGCCTACGCTGCATGTCATCATAGTACTACCGTGGTAGCTGTCGCTGAACCCTACAACTATGTTCTTATGTTTGTTGCCTTTTTGCCATTGGTATGCAGTAGCTAATTTAATAGCGCCTTCATTAGCATCGGACCCACTAAGTGAATAAAAAGACTTCATTCCAGTTAGTGCATGAACTCTGTCGGCAAATTCAAAGCTGATATGATTTAATCTGTTAGCACCGCCCTTTGACATTTGGTTTTCGCCAAGCTCAGGACGTTCGCCTTTGAGTACATCTGCAACAAAGTCTACGATTTCGTCTTTTTGGTATCCTAATACAAATGCACCAAAGTGCATAAGAGGATCTATAACTTTTCTACCTTCTCTAATTTCACCATAATTCCACCTCGGTAACGGTAAAAGTATGTCTTGGACTTGGTGTTCAGGTATTAATCCTTTAAATTTCATGTTTGTTTCCTATTCAGTGTTAAACTATTTATATGCGTAGTTAACTATCTATGTAGTTCTTGAATATTTCACATCCTCTTTCCATTGTTATTGGCTCGTTATTTTCTAATAACACAAAACAAAAGGTCCAGCGGTATTCGTCGCCAGGATTCCATGTAGAGTGAAGCTGTCCAACATTAATAAGACTAGGCTTGTTTATAACAGCTTCGTACACTAAGTCACAGTCGTCAAAATCTGCTATTATGCTATAGTCTATGTCAATGTCAGGATTAATACCAGCCTCATAAAACTTCTTATTAGATCCACTGGCTGTGCCACCGTAAAATTTTTCATACTTTGTTTCGTCTCTAATTTTGTACCATCGTGTGGTGCTATCTTCCGGCCCCCATGTAAAGTTTAATTTACATACGTCTGCGGTCCCAGGCAACATTCCAGGATCGGCATGAAGTGGTACATCGCTGCCACCTGGACATGTATAAAACGCTTCTAAGATATTAGATAATTCTAGCCCAAGACTTTGAATCCACTCTCTAAAAGGTTGATAAACATCGCTTTCTTCCATTGCAACTGCAAAACGTTCGCCAGCATAATTAAATTTTTCTGGTTTAGTAAACTCAAATGGAAGTGTTAAGTATCGGTGGTATATATTTTCAGTCATTGTTCTAAAATCTCCTTTAAATAATCTTTGTCCCAGAACGAGTAATACGATGTATTTTGTAGTGTATCTCTGCCCTTTTGCAGCCCAGCCCTGTCTTGGCATAATAATATATTATATTTTCCGTTACTAGTTTGTACTCCATTAATATTAGAATATCTATCTATACCGTCTGGCAAAAATACTAAAGAAGGATGAAAACTATTGTACTCTTTTGCAATAGTATCTAGTTGTTCGAATGTGTACTTGTTGTCTAGTATATAAACTATTAGTTCTAATGAACCTAGCACAGGATTAATATTGAGGTCTACTAAATGTTCTACTTTGTATCTAGCTTTTTTGGCAAACGGACAAACAGGTAATCCTCCTAATTCAGAACGTGTTTTTGAAATCTTACCAATCCATTCTAGTATGTGTAATTCAGCATCATCCATTTTTACTCGGCCATTCATTACTAGGCACATTTTCAAAAATGTTGTTCTTGAGCCATGTATAATTATTTTCGCACAATGATGCAATGTATTTGTGCTTATTATTATTAAAATCAAAGTGCATCTTTGCTAATGTTTTATCTGCATCGCTAGATTTATTTCGAACGTTAAAATCTATATTCCAGTGTGCTGCAAGTTGTACCCACATATAATCAGGAAACATCGTATACCCCGTTGCTGCACCGTTCATACTATTCTTTTCATCGTATATTTTGTCTACAACTAACGATGCATGATTCTTGTCTTTGCCCATAACTTGCATGTCTGACCAAAAGTTACTATCTGTTCTAGGACTAAGCGTATAGTGTACTAAGATAAAATTAGCAATGTCGTCTATAGTGTGTGCCATCTTTTCGTTATACACAGTAAAGTCTAGTGTAGGTGCTTCTAGTATTTTGTTTAACTGTCTAACACTAGTAACTATAGTGTATAATGCATTTGCTTCAAGCGGCTCGACAAATCCACAGCTTAACCCAACAGCAGCACAGTTGCCATCGGCAAATGTTTCTAGTCTTTCAGGTTTCCACTTGATTAATCTTGGTTCTTTTTTAGGAGTTTTAATTTGTTTTAAAAAATACTCTTTAGCATCTTCATCGCTAACGTGCTTAGAACTGTAACAATATCCATTACCCATTCTATGGTACAGTGCTAAATTAAATCGCCAACCGTGTGGCTCTGCTACTGTGTTAGTAAAATTAACCATCTCAGTTTCAGGGTCGTCATAATCAGTTGGACACACCCATGCACTATCTATCGGGTGATCGTATGCTTTTGTTTTCCATCCTAGTGCGTTAACTAACACTCTACGGAAGCCTGTACAATCAATAAACAAATCTGCTTGCATTGTAGTGCCGTTGTCTAGTTCGATTGATTCGATATTATTTTCTTTGACATTTACTTTTGTTACGTTTGCAATTATATTGGTTACATCTGAAGCAACTTTAGTTTTAATGTAAATTCCTGCAAGCTCTGCATTAATATGATGTGTATGACTAAATGGTTGATTTAGCAGCATCTCATTATCTTTATATGGAGACACATTGTTTTCCATATAATGAAACTGCGGACAAATATATTCGTCGATCCTGCCATATGCTAGTTCACTTAACACTTCTATACTTCTAGGCTCATTTGCAGTTGCATCTAAAAACTGCTCTTTAGATACATTGCTTGCAATGTCTTTATAAAAATTAGCTGTAGGTGCTGTATAGTTAAAGCTAAAATATGACTCGTCGTTTGTGCCACACCAGTTAATAAACTTATTTGCATACTTGTGAATAGCACCAGTTTCTTTCATCCAGTCAGCTTCGTCCATTCCAATTTCTTCAAAGAAATCATAAACGTGCGGAGTAACACTTTCACCGACTCCGATCTTTGGAATAGTTGCAGATTCAACAACTGTGACATTCTCACTGCCGTGATATTTTGCAAAATAAGCAGCAGCCATCCATCCTGCTGTGCCACCGCCGACTATTACTATTTTTTTATTCATGTAACGTAACCTGTAATACTACTCTTGGAGTAGATCCTATATTAGCTGCACCATGTAGTGCAGCACTATTTGCGTATTGAAATATATCACCCTTTTTGTAGTTAGTTGTAACATAGTCTTCGTACATAAAGATGTGTCCGGGTTGCCAGTCTTGTAATGGTATCCAAAATCTATCTGCATTTTGTTGTTGCACAGTATGAGGATCCATATGCATCGGCATAAAGTTGCCAGGCAGCATTTTAGTAATCCACCAGTGTTGCAGTCTGCCGCATGTTGAAATATTTGGAACGTCTATTTGTAAATTGTCTTTATCAAACATTTGAAAGTACACAGCAGTAGGATCATAACCAGCATCAATTGCTTTTTGCCACTCACGTTTTCCCTTGTCTCCATCTGGAATACCGCCTTGCTTAGGACGCAACATGCCTTCTTTAGACATTACTTGCTCTACAACTTGGGTAATCCAGTTGTTATTTTCTATATTACCTAAATGCTTCATTAACAATATTTAGTTGCTAGTCTTTCAATCTCATTGCCAAACTGAAGCACATACGTCGAGACCTGTTGATAAGTACACAATAACAGGAAAACATATGTCTAAGTATTGGTACGATAAAGAAGATACAATTTTAGGGAAGTTTCAACGAGACTTAGAAACTAAATCAAGTTGCACGTTTTGTGTACTACCGTGGATACACTTAGCAACTCGTCCTAATGGCGATATGAGATTATGCTGTACTGCAAATGCAAGCGGCGCAGGAGAAAATCACACTGTTGGATTGATCAAAAACAAAGACGGCAGTCATGCTAACTTTGGAAAAGTTACTCCTATGGAAGCATGGAACAGCGACTTTATGAAAAATGTTCGTACTACTATGCTTGCAGGC